TTCTAAATAAGGCATATCTCGTTCAGGATGGTCGCACATTTTACCTTCATCAGGATGGTGATCTGTGGGCCGTATGTTGGGATGACATGGCCGAAGAAGATGAATATCTTCGGTCGTTTGGCTAAGCATACAATTGACCCAAAGGTATTCGAACAAACATACAGAAAAATAAAATAATAAGTGCGACAAAATTATGAACGAACGAATGGAGACGAACATGACTGACGACATGCAGATCGCACTCAACAACCTTCGCAACAATGTTGAAGGTTCTATGTCTGACCGAGACGGTGTTACTTGGGGTGAAGTTTATCTGGACAATGCTAAGCCCAAAGATTGGTCAGGAAAGAAGTGGTCTGGAATTCTTAGCAATCTGAAAAAAGTAGGCGTATATAAGGAATATGCAGATTGTTTTGGGTTGGTCTTAGTCAAATAGCCAAAATAAAGGGAGGATTGCTCCTCCCTTTATTCTTATGAGCAAGGAGAGAAGAATGGCGAATATCGTAGATCGTCTGAGGGCATATGCAGAGGTTAACGAGGCCTCTGGTCTTTATACGGAAGCGAATTGTGCATGGGATGCAATCGAGGAGATCGAAAGATTGAAGAAAGAAATCGAGGCTCAGAAGGATAATCCTGTGAATAAGTCCGATTCTTCTAATCGAGTAAGTTGGGATCGAACTGGTGATGTCATTCGTGGTACTTATACCATGACACAAATTCCTTTTACCGGAAAGGTTGTGGGATCACGAGTTAAATATGGTGGAAGTATTGTACATACGGTCGAATTGTTCTCTCCGATCAAGGTTTTCGGAGTGCTTCGAGACAGGATTCAAGTGTATAACGATGAAATCCTGACTTGACAACAATGTCCAAGTGTGCTAAGATCCAACTATCAAACTGAGAAATCTGGAGACTACAAAATGGCTATCGTGTATGATGGTTACTGCATCAATCACATCAAGCAGGTTCGCGAGATGTTCCTCAAGAAGGACACCCTTACGGTCGATGAGATCAATAAGGCATTGTCTTCTGGTACCTATGCAACTAAATATGTTGCAATGATGCGCAAGTACCTGAATTTCGATATCACGGTAAACAAGGACGGTAGAACTGTTCTTTCTTACACTTTTGTCGGTGACACTGATATGGATCTAAATCAGTGGGATAAGCCTGCAAAGAAGAAGAAGGTAAAGGAGAAGAAGGAGAAGGTTGCAAAGGTAAAGAAGGAGAAGCCTGTCAAGGCTGCTTCTAAGCCTAAGAAGAAGGTCGTTGTTGTCGAGGATGATGTTCCTGTAATGGATCGAAATTCCAAGTCGGTTCGTGATGATGAAGACTTTGCAGAACCTTTGGTCATGTCTAGTTATTCGGTAGATAATGATTGGGACTCAATCGATGACCAAGGCATTCGTGATCTTCTTCGATGAGTAAACTGCGGATATGGTATATTGGAGGATAATAACAAGGAACTAAAATGAACTTCCGAAAGACTGCTGACTATATCGCATTCTATTTTCTACTTGTTGGACTTGGTATTGGTGTTGCCTTTACTGGTCTGATAACTTCTCTTATAATTATTTTTCTCAAGTGAAAAGTCCTTGCGTTAAAATATGTAAGATTGCATCCGATACAAAGTTATGTGTCGGATGCTTTCGTTCTTTGGAAGAAATTAGAACGTGGGTATATTTGTCTGAAAGAGAACAAGCAGACGTTATGGAAAAGGTGAAACAGAGACATGAACATCTTTTATCTCTCAAAAAATCCGATTGAAGCCACTCAAATGATGGTGGATAAACATGTGGTGAAAATGATTCTTGAGAGTGCTCAACTGTTATCTACTGCACATCGCATTCTTGACGGAGTGCCGTATACAGCAAAATCAGCATCAGGAAGGCAAGTAAAGCGTTGGCGATTGGATGATGATCGCGAGAGTGTGCTTTATTCTGCCACACATGTAAATCATCCTTCTGCTGTATGGTGTCGAGAATCTTCTGGTCATTATCGTTGGCTGTATTGGCATTTTGTTGGTCTGATAGATGAATATTATCATCGATATGGTAAAGTTCACAAGTGCGATTCGATGAAACAATTTCTTGTTGATATACCCAATAACATTAAACATCTTGCATTCACACAACCACCACCCGCTATGGACAAATCATATATAATCTCAGAAGATTCGGTTACAAATTATCGAAACTATTACAGTCAAGGCAAATCGCATCTTCATAAGTACACCAATCGGAATGCTCCAGAATGGTTGTGATTTACTAAATAGATGATAAGAAAGGTTGTTCATGCCCACATATTCATACAAGAATAAAGACACCGAAGAATATAGTCAAATATACATGACTATCTCTGAAATGGAAGAGTTTGAAAAAACAAATCCTAACATGGAACGAGTATTTCATACATTGAATGTTGTAGATTCTGTTGGTATCGGTGTAACAAAACCCCCTTCTGACTTCCAGAAATATGTTCTTGGCAGAGTCAAAGAATCTGTACCAGGTGCTTCTGCTATTGGTAACAAGAGGTGGGGCATTCCCCGTGAGGTCTAATTGAGTAAGTTCAAAAATTTTCAATTCAGAAAAGTAACAAGGGACTTGTCGAGAGGCAAGTCCCTTTTTGCGTATAAAGGAGCAAAAATGTCAAAAAGAAAAGTAAAGAGAGAAAAACTCCAATCTCAAATACAACAACAAAAAAATCATTTTGAGTTGAGGGGAATCAACCCACTCACTGTAAATCAAGAAAGGACATTTGACTCATACAGAGACGGTCAGAATTTGATACTTCACGGATTTGCAGGAACAGGGAAAAGCTATATATCTCTTTATTTGGCATTGAAAGAAATCTTGACGAGTAAAAGTGTTTGTGATAAGATTATCATTGTTCGTTCAGTAGTACCATCCAGGGACATGGGATTTCTACCAGGTAACATAAAAGAAAAAATCAAGGTATATGAGGAACCATACAGAGAGATTTGTGATGATTTGTTTGGTCGTGGTGATGGTTATGATATTTTGAAAATGAAGGGATTGGTTCAATTCACTACCACCTCACATCTCAGAGGTGTTACATTCAAGAATGCTGTGGTGATTGTGGATGAGATGCAGAATATGTCATTTCAGGAAATTGATACTGTGATGACCAGAATGGGTGATGATTCCAAGATTATCTTTTGTGGTGATTTCAGACAAACCGATTTGTTGAATGAAAGAGAGAAGTCGGGCATCCTCAAGTTTATAAATATAACCAAACGCATGGACAAGTTCGACTATATCGAGTTTGATAAGACAGATATTGTTCGTTCTGGCCTAGTCAAAGATTATATCATCAAAAGGACAGAGTTAGGAATATGAAAACATTTAATTATGTATCAGGGTTGCCTGAGATTGTGGATCTTGATAAAATAGAAAAAGAAGGTAAGAGATATTACATTCTACCAAATGGTAATCATGCTGTATCTGTAACCACACTTCTTGGACATTTCAAACAGAAATCTCTTCAAGAGTGGAGAAATCGAGTTGGTGAAGAAGAAGCTAACAAAATTTCCAGTAAAGCAAGAACTAGGGGTACCAAACTCCATTCTATGATGGAAGACTATTTGGCTAATGTTCCCGTGAAAACTATCTTTGAAAACGCGATGCCGGATGTTAAGCAATTATTTCTTGACATTCGGCCAGTTGCTGATAGAATAGACAACATTCACCACTTAGAAGCTGCTCTTTTCTCGGAGAAGATGAGACTTGCTGGAAGAACTGATGTGATTGGTGAATTTGACGGTAAGTTATCGGTGATTGATTTTAAAACTTCAAGGAATGAAAAGAAGGAGGAATATATACAAGACTACTTTCTTCAAGCAACAGCATATGCTCTGATGTATGAAGAAAGAACTGGTATAGAAATAGACCAGATTGTTGTATTGATAGTATCGGATGCGTTATCTTATCCACAAGTTTTCGTAAAGAGTAAGAAAGACTATATCGAACCACTCTTCGATAAGATTTTACGATATCATCGAGAGATCAATAAGGAGTAGATTATGAAAATCTTTGTTGCTGTTGTGCTCACCATTCTTTTTGTGAGTGCTGCTAAAGCTGACAATTGGTCTGATAATACACAATATAGATTTGACTCCAATACCGATGAATCGGAAAGACCACGAAAAAGACAACGAACAAAGAGAAATAAAGAACCAAAGTATTATAAACCAAAGGGTATCAAGAGCGGATGTTTACCTTCATCCATTACATCTAAGCTAAATGATATTAGATCAAAGTTTGGATCGATTGTAATTATCTCTACTCATAGACCAGGAGCTAAAATTGCAGGAACTAATAGGACAAGCTATCATGCTTCTTGTAGGGCTGTTGATTTTAATGCTCCTCGTGGTAAATACAATCAAGTAGTCAAGTATCTGAAACAAACTTGGAATGGTGGTGTAGGAACTTATTCATGTAATATGCATCACATTCATATTGATAATGGACCAAAAGTTAGATTTCATAAGTGTCAATAGGAGAAAACAAATGAAAAAGATTTTACTATCATTAGCTCTACTTGCTGGAATGTCAACAGCTACTCTAGCAGGACCAAGGAATTATACACAACCACATCATCACCATCATCATCACCATCACCATCATAACAATGGTGCTAGAATTGGTGCTGGTGTCGCTTTAGGTATCATGGGACTTGCTATTGGTGCAGCTATTGCGTCAAATCGGTACAGAGATTGTTATTGGGTAACTCGTCGTGAATATGATGGATATGAAGGACGTTGGATCGTCCGTGATGTAAAGGTATGTGAATGAACAAAGTAATCCTTGTTGATGTTGATGGCACGTTGGCCGATTCCGATCATCGTGAACATTATCTTGAAACTAAGCCGAAGAACTGGACTGCATATTATGCAGATGCTTTGAAGGATAAACCTTATGAAGATATTGTCTGGTTAGTAAAAACTCTCAAGAATGCAGACAATAAAATTCTAATTGTTACTGCCAGATCAGAAGATTATCGAAATATTACAGAACAGTGGTTGAGAGAAAAGGCTGATCTAGAAGGTGTTTATGATAAGATTTATATGCGTGAATCTGGAGATTACAGGGATGATGATATAGTCAAGGAAGAAATGCTTCAATCAATTCGACTTGACGGATATGATCCATTCATGGTTCTAGATGATCGAGGACTGGTCGTAGACATGTGGAGGAATTTAGGTATCAGATGTCTACAAGTTAGAGATGGAGTGTAATCATGGGTGGTTATGATAATGAAACCAGTAGAAGCTTATCTAAAGCCAAACAGAAATCTAGGGATCATCATTATCATAAAAACAGAAAACTGTATGAAGAATACACATCCGGAAAATTTCAATATCTAATGAGTTTTTCGGATTACAAAAAGAAAGTCAAGAAGAGAAAAAC